AGCGCCGGTTGGGGCGGGTCCAGAATCCGTTCGCAAAAAACAGGGAGGGAGGGCGACTGCGAATCAGTTGCATTTTTGTCACACATCAAATTTAGTGAAATGTCAAATAACATTTTCGTGAGTTCACAATATTGTGAGTTGACACAATTTCGATTGACACGATTCGAATCACTTTAGCGAATCATCAGTTTCACAGTTTTACCGATTCGTCAAATAACATTTTCGTGAGTTCACAATATTGTGATTTGACACACTTTTCGCTTGACACGATTCTGGCGTTCCTGATTCGTTCTCGTTCTCGATTCGTTCGCGTTCACGGTCTGTTCCCAGAGGGGTACCGAGGGAATTGTTCAGAGGGTACCGAGGGAATTGTTCAGGGGGTACCGAGGGAATTATTTGCTTGACATTTTCAGCGAATCAGAGTAGACATACTATCAGCAAACAAGGAGAGACGACAAATGGATTCATATGAGAAGTTCGACCGCTGGCTTGAAAGCAATGAAATGCCGCCGCACCTCGCTTCCGAAATGCAATACTATCTGCATGAGATCGAACGAGATTACACGATGACCTTACGTGAAGGTATCATGGACTGGTACGATAGGGACTCGTTCGAACGAGGATGGCTAAAACAAAAAGATAGGCGGTACATCCGCGAGGGACTTGTGGCTTCAGGAATCGCCGTCCCTATGCAACCAGATCACGAATTTAGCTCCATGACAAAAAAAGAACGCCTTTGGTTTCAAATGGACGGCATCAAAGTTTCAAATGGACGGCATCAAATACGAACATAACTGGTGGGATGACCCCTCAGAGGACTGTGAATGGTGGGACCTGTGATGAATGTGATGGGACTGATTTAGTTCTTGACATTTTCAGCGAATCAGAGTAGACATACTATCAGCAAACAAGGAGAGACGAAATGATCTTATCAAGTAGAGAAGGAAACATGTGGGGCGACGAAGAGCTTTGGTCTGATATGTGCCTAGCCATCGAAGATGACTACGTGATCAACAAGGCAGAACATTACGCAAGGGAAGTGGTGAAGCACTATGGGCTGGGGCGGTCGCTGTTTTACCCCAACGCCATATACCGTCTGGTCAATATGGTTCGCAGCGGAGAATACGGCTCTGTCGCAGATAAGTATTTTTCTGCTGGCTTTACAATATAAGGAAATGCACTCGATTTAGTTCTTGACATTTCCTACGAATCAGAGTATACATGTTCTCAGCAAACAAGGACGGCCAGACGGCCTATAAGGAGATGATGATGTCACCGACAAACAACAGCTTTCAGAATTACGCCCTCGAAGCCCTAAGGAATGCAGGCATCCCCTGCGACACACACGGCAACTGGATGATCCGTCTGGACACAATGACAGAGATCATGTCTTACAACGGTGTTGAAACTGCCGTAGCCAACCGGCCAAAGATCGTAGGGGAAGGTTATGACACAGACAGGTTCATCCCTCACTACTACTGGACATTTGAGGACGGTGTGACTGTTTATGACATCGACGGAGGTAATGGTTACCATAAGCGGTCAGATGCCAATGAGTTCTTCGTAGACGGCAAATCGTACGAAGTCGGTCATGACTTTTATGAGGTTCACTAATAGTCTCTTTTTATGGAGTTAAATTATGACTAAGTATGTATACGTAGTAAACCAGTGTGATATGGAACCTTGGGAAACCTTTTACGACGGACTTCACAAGGTGTTCTCTACAAAGGAGGCTGCTGAGCTATACGTTAAAAACAATTTGGAAAAAGTGTTCCCAGAGGACAGGGAGAGCTGGGACTCAGGGTATAAAATACTACGTGATGTCGAAAAAGTGGTCCTATCATGACCGCCAATCAAGAAAAAATCAGGGAATTGTATCTCGTAACTTATCTCAGGTTGCAGGCGCATAACAACCTGCTGAGGCAACAAGTCGGCTCGCGACTCCTAGATATATCGTGGGGTCGCTTGTATGATGCGTACTGCGCCTATGAAATGTCGTTTTGCGAAATTGAGGAATAAGAGATGCACATCCACATGCTAGAAAACCGGGTCGTCGATCTGGAGAGTCAGGTCAGGGCTTTGGAATACCGCCTGCACGAAGTCGAGAAGGCATTAATGAACCTGATCAACATTTCTGTTGACTATGGGGAATGATCCATGCGATGACTGCACACACTGGCTAGATAAACTTAAGGATACCAAGAATGCTTAAACCTGAAATCGTCGCCGCTGCACTGGAAGCTATCGGTAACAAGTTCTTCACCGTGTCGTTCGTAGCTAACGACGGGGAGCTGCGTACATACAATGGCAGGATCAACGTCAAGAAGGATCTGAAGAACAACGAGCGGTCTGAGATCGTCCGCAAGGCGTTCAAGGACAATGGGGTAGTCCCGATGAAAATTGACGGGGATCGCTTCAAGGCGTTCAAACTTAACCGGGTGCTGTCCCTGAAGTACGACGGCATGGAAGTATCGGCAAGGTGAAGGAAGGAGGACCTGTTATGCAGTCTTTTACACACAAGGAAACCGGAAAGCAGTTTTACTATGCGCGTTTGTCTGGTGAAGAGTCTGTGATGGCTCCTCCCCCGCATGGCGGCAAAGACATGGTCTACTCGCAGTGCATATTCGTAGACGATGGCAAGCACGGACAAGGCTGGCGTTATGGTGTAGTTCTGACGTCAGTAGCCTACGTCATCGTAGACGAGATGGAAGAAGACGGTCGAACGTGGTGGGTCACTGAGCGGTGGCCTATCACTCGAAATGAAGGATAGACAATGGCTGATCCTCTAACGTGTCTGGCAGTCGCTCTCTACTACGAAGCTCGTGGGGAGCCTGCCGAAGGAATTAAGGCGGTAGCTGAGGTGATAATCAACAGGGTAAACGACGACAGGTACCCTGACAGCATCTGTGACGTAGTGTGGGAGCCAAAGCAGTTCTCGTTCACTCATGACGGTCTGTCGGACACCCCGGCATCTAACGACCCCTCGTGGCATATGGTGCAGGTGTCAGCACAAGAGGCCCTTCAGGGGAATTTGGTAGGCATAAGCAGTACGCACTACCACACAAACAATGTGTCGCCCTCTTGGGCAAAGCACTACAGGCTAGACGGTGTGATCGGTAATCACATATTTTACTCCAACGAAACAGCATACAAGTGAGGCCATATGAACTGGATTGTAGAGTTCTACGACGATAACGACTTTTTGTTCTGTCGGAAGCTGTATACAAGCAAACGAGATGCAGAGAAGTATTCTCAAGTAATCTCAAAGAAGATACGCAAAATCACAAGTAAAATTCGGAGAGGTTCATGAATAGATACTCAGCGATCTGCGAGGGCCTAGCGAAGAAATATTGGCCTCGTGATGGGTCTCAGTACGACGATCTGAGGCAGGAGGGTCTTCTGGCAATCTATGAGGAGGTAGACAAACACGCAGAGCTGATCGAGGATGTTAGAGCTATCCAAGTAGCTAACGAGGCTATGTGGGAATACATAAACTTACGGGAGCTGCCGGTATCGATGCCTGACATCTGGGAGGTCAAAGCACTGCTACGGGGTAACACAGAGTGGATCGAGAAGTACTCTCAGTATCGTATATCTACACTCGACTGGATGAGGCTTGTTCTGGAGGCTAAGGATGCTGGTTTCGAGGAAGGTCTGGACGAACTGGAGTCCAAGAACGTAAAGGACTCTGACACAGCTCTGGCTCTAGAGGTAGTGTGGTCTGTTGCATCTCAGGTCCTTTCCCCTAGGGACTACATGATCTTTTGCTATACGTACAAGGACGAGATGTCGTCTGCGGAGATTGCAGATAGGTTAGAGCTTACACGGCAGGCTACCGACAGACTGATAGAGCTGGCTACTGATAGAGTTCGAAAAGGACTGTCTAACAGAAAGTTTACCAGAAAATCGACTCTGTAACAATTTGTGAACTGCAAATCGGCAAAAAACATGTCTATATAAGAGTATAGGCTTTTAAGACATACATAAGAATCTTACGCAAGTTTGTGATCATCAAGGTCGTCAAACTCTAAAATACATGAGTAAGAACTTAAGTTTAGGAGACACAATGAGTGAAAGAGGTCATGGGCCGTGTCCCCACGCGGAATGCGAGAGTAGCGACGCCTTCTCTTACAACACAGAGAAGCAGTGTGGTTTTTGCCATTCGTGCAAGAAAGGCTACCCCAGCAGGGGAATGAGGTTGAAACCGTGGGCTAGTAAGGAATACCCACTAGATGATGATATGAGGGTCGTAGAAATGGAAGTCGTCGTAGATAACACCCCGTCAACGGACCTGTCGTTTCGTGAGTATCGTGGCATATTGCCAAAAACTATGGAGTTCTTCCGCGTCAAGACTAACGACGTCAAGCAGGTCTATCCGTATCCAAACGGGACTAGCAAGGTCAGGATCTTGCCGAAAGACTTCTCTCGCAACGCCGGGTTCAAGGCTGACTGCCTGTTTGGGTCTAATCTGTTCCCAGCTAACTGTTCGCAGAAGATCACTGTTTGCGAAGGAGAGCTGGACGCATTGAGCGCATATCAGATGCTGTCAGGGGATGGATACACCAAGGCTGTAGTTGCTCTGCCGTCAGCGTCTGTAGGAGGTAAGTTCTGGGCGAACGTGACAGCGTACCTTGATAGTTTCAAAGAGATCATTCTGTCTACGGACAATGACGATAATGGACGTCGGGTCGCTGAGGTTCTGTTCGACTTGTTCCCATCCAAAGTCAAGGTGGTCGATCATGGTCAGTTTAAGGATGCTAATGACTTCCTGCAAGCTGGTCGTAGGCAGGCATACAAGGACGCTTGGTGGTCAGCTAAGAAGTATAGCCCAGCAGGCTTCACAGCGGGCGCTGAGGACTGGTTGAAGGCCGTACATGAGGAGACCCCCTACGAATACACTCCGACGTTCTCAGAGAGCTTAAACGGCGTCATACGGGGTTGGGTAAAGGGCGGTATCACTGTGGTAAAGGCCCCGCCGGGAACTGGCAAGACTAGCGTGTTCCGGGCATCTCAGTACGATCTGGTCGTCAAGAAAGGTCAGCGCGTAGGTGTCCTGCATATGGAAGAGATGAAGTCAACCACCGCTAGGGGAATGGCGACATATCATCTGGGCAAGAACGTGAATACGACAGAGGATCAGGACTTCTATGGGGTGACTAACGAGGAGCTTGATGTAGCAATCGCTGAGGTCGTAGATGACAACAAGTTTATTGCGTTCGAGGTTAATCCTCAAGATCCTATTGAGGACACGCTCAAGCAGGCTAAGTATGCAGTGACGGTGTATGGTTGTGACTATCTGTTTATCGACCACCTGCAACGGTTGGCCTACCTGTCTGGCGTAGATGGTGCTACAGCTAACCTTACAGAGCTTGGCGTAAGGCTTGTGGAGTTTGCGAAGCGTAGGAATATTGGTATCGTGTGTATCTCTCACGTCAACGACGACGGCAAAACTAAGTATGCTAAGTCAATCGAAGAGGAAGCTATCATGCTGTTGGAGCTGAAGAGAGACATGAAGGCTGAGGGTGATGATAGCAACTACACCTTCGTCGAAGTGACAAAGAACCGGCCATATTCTCAGCTAGGGAAAGCTGGCAGTTTCTATTATGACATGGAGACAACTATGGTGATTGGCACATGATCGAGACCGTGTTTGACATTGAAGCAGACAACCTCTTAGATAAGATCACAAGGGTGCATGTTGTATCATATGTTGATACATCTATGGAGGAGCCAAAGTCCCTGTTCGACTATGACAAGATCGTAGAGTTCTTTGCTCAGGATCGGATCTGGATCGGACACAACATCATAGGGTATGACCTGCCTGCGCTAAAGAAGGTCTTGGGTATACCCCCACCGAAGAAAATTGTCGATACTCTGCCTCTAGCAAGGGCGCTGATGCCAAGCAGGCGACGGTATGGCCTAGAACAGTTTGGAGAGGACTATGGCGTACAGAAGCCAGAAATTACAGACTGGAATAACCTGACGAAGGAGGAATACCAGAACAGGTGTCAGGAAGACGTCAAGATCAACTGGAGGCTATGGACAGACCTCCGTAGGAAATTAGGTGAGTTATATGAAACCTCTGGCTGACGATGCTTGGCGCTACATCAAATACCTTAACTTCAAGGCTCAGTGTATGGCGGATCAGGAGGCCCTACGATGGAAATTAGACGTGTCTTCTGCCAAGGCTTTGCTGGAGAAGCTGGAGAAGATCGAGAAGGATAAGCATGAGGCCCTTATCAAGGCAATGCCAAAGAAGGCTATCCTGAAGACGGTCAACAGGCCCAAGGTTATGTTTAAGGCGGACGGATCTCTGTCGTCACACGGTCTCAAGTTTGAGGAGCTGCGTAAGGATAATGGACAGCCTGAAGACGTCCCGACCTTCAACGTCATAGACAAGTATGAGGATGGCAACCCTAGTTCTACAATTCAGGTCAAAGACTGGCTGATGGACTTGGGCTGGAAGCCTTGCACTTTCGACTATAAGAGGACGCCAGAGGGAGATACAAGGACAGTCCCTCAGGTTCGTCAGGAGGGCGAGCTTACAGATAGCGTGTTGAGGCTGGCTAAACGTGAACCCTCAGTCAAGCTGTTGGCAGGTCTGTCTGTCGTTCAGCACCGCAAGGCTATCGTCAAAGGCATGTTGGACAGCGTCGATCAGGAAGGCTTTGTGTATGCTGGTTCTCATGGGCTGACTAACACGCTAAGGTTCAAGCATGTCAAGCCTCTGGTAAACCTGCCGGGTATCCACAAGGAGTACGGCAAAGAGATCAGGGGACTTCTGGTAGCGCCCGAAGGACATGTGCTTTGTGGGTCTGACATGGACAGTTTAGAGAACAACACGAAGCTGCACTACATGTGGGACCACGACGAAGAGTATGCCAAGGCTCAACAGGTCAAGGGTTTTGATCCTCACTTAGACCTTGCCAAGTTTGCCGGGGCAGTCACACAGGACGAGATCGACAGGTATGTGAAAGGGGAATACGATCTTACAGACCTACGAAAGGCGTACAAAGTAACGAACTACTCCGCAACTTACGGCATCAAACCTTTGGGTCTCTCTCGTCGGGGTGGGTTTAGCGTCAAGAATGCAGAGAACCTTCTGGATGCTTTCTGGAGTAGGAACTGGTCGCTGGAGGCTATCGCTAGGGCTGTCAGGACTAAGAAGACCAGAGACGGTCAAATGTGGTTGTTCAACTCGGTCAGTAAGTTCTGGTACTCTCTGCGACACGAGAAGGACAAGTTCTCGACCCTGAACCAAGGAACAGGGGTCTTTTGCTTCGACACTTGGCTGTGCTACTGTCGGGGGGCAGGGCTAAAGGCGATTGGTCAGTTTCATGATGAGGCTATAGTCCTTGTCAAAGATGGAGAGGAAGAAGATGTATCTAGTCTCATAAAACAGGCTATGGACAAAACAAACAAGAAGCTGGGCTTAAATGTGCAGCTATCCACAACGCCGGAGTTCGGCAACAACTACTCTGAAATACACTAAGGAGCAACAAATGGCTTATGTAGACTTCGAAGGCACCGCAAAGTTCGCCAAAATTTTCGAGGCAAATCGGGACATGGGTGAAAACCTGATGGACGGAGATCAGAAGGACAAAATCCAGACTGAGCAAGGTCACTACGTGATGAACGTGGGTATTGACTTAGATACCAAGATAGAGATGATCGACAAAGGTGTTCCAGACAAGGGCATGGTTGGACAGCTCTTCAAAGAGGACAGCGAAGGTAACGCCTACTACAAGTGCAAGCGCCCACACTTCAACCCGCGCATTAACCGAGGCGAAGGTCTGACGATGGGTCCGCCTGTTGTCTTGGATGCGGAAAACAAGCCTTGGGACGAGGAAACCCTTGTTGGCAACGGGTCTCGTGTTAAGGTCCGCTTGGACGTCTGGGAAGGTAAGATCGTGACACTTCACGCGGTCAAGGTTCTTGAACACGTAGAGTATGTGCCAGACAACACAGGTCTTGGGGGTTTCTGATGGAAGACAAGTTTGTAGAGATGTACGAGTTTAAGTACACCAACAACGATGGCGCAAAGGTCTCTCTATGTTTTAAAGCTGCCGATCTTTACGAGCTGTCGTATAACATGCTTCGCTTTGTAAAGGCTTGTGGTTTTGAATATGTAGACCTGCTTGAGATGTCTACACCCGCAGGGGAGATCTATAGGGCTGAGACGCTCAAGGTGGCAACATCGTCATGACGACGGTTCTGGTAGACGGGGACATCGTAGCATACCGAGCGTCCTACGCCTGCGAGAACGAGCCTGTAGAATACGCTGTGGAGTACGCTGGGGAATTACTCTCCGGCGTATTCTACGACTGCCTTTTCCCTGATGACATCATCTTGGGTCACAATGCGTTTGTGTATCTCACAGGGTCAAACAACTTCAGGCATAGCGTAGCAACAATCAAAGTCTACAAGGGCCACAGGAAACCCAAGCCAGACCACCTCAACCCAATACGGCAGCACTTTGTCGATGTTTGGAAAGCTGAGGTTTCTGAGGGAGAAGAAGCAGATGATGTTATAGCTAAGAAGGCAACAGCTATGGAAGGCAAGGTGGTCATAGCCTCTATCGACAAAGACTTCCTGCAAGTTCCTGCCGTTCACTACAACTTCATAAAGAAGACGTGGAAGACGGTAAACAAGTCTCAAGGTAACAGGTTCTTCTATATGCAGTTGCTAACAGGGGACACCGCCGACAACATCCCCGGCGTAAGAGGCATTGGCCCTAAGAAAGCAGAGGCAATCTACGAAGGCTGCGTAGGAGAGGCAGAGTACTATCGCAAGGCCCTAGGAGCCTACAAGGGTGACACTGAAGCCCTGATAGAAAATGCTCGCCTCTTGTGGCTGCGTAGAGAAGACAACGAGATGTGGGTGCCTCCTGATGAGCGTTAGGAAGGGGCTGCTGCTTAAGTACGGCGTAAGGTCTGGTTTAGAGGCGGACACATGCAAATATCTGGACGAGAAAGGGGTCAAGTACGAATACGAGAAGCACAAGATAAAGTGGGAGGACTATCAGCTCAGAAGCTACACTCCCGACTTTGTGCTAGAGAATGGGATCATCGTAGAAACTAAAGGCAGGTTCACCGCTGCTGATAGACGAAAGCACCTGAAAATAAAGGAACAGTATCCCTCTCTCGACATCAGGTTTGTGTTCTCTAACGAGAATAGTAAACTTGACAAGAGGAGCAAAACAACCTATAAGATTTGGTGTCAGCGTCACGGGTTCACTTGCGCCAGCAAGGAAATACCAGAGGTCTGGTTGACAGAACCTAAAGTTAAGATGAGGATAGAAGATGTCAGAGATCAAAATTAGCAATATGGCTACCGACAAACTGAAAGAACTGTTGTTCCTTGTATCAGCAGAGTTGCAAGACCGGGAGGTGCAGGATGAGTAAAGACATCCTTGTTTTCAGTTGCGCCCATACAGACCCCTCCGTGGGAAATGAAAGGTTCGACTGGCTAGGCAACTTCATCGCAGACCTGAAACCCGATGTTGTTGTAGACCTTGGAGATGGTGCCGACATGGCAAGCCTAAACTCCTACGACACGCGGTATCCTAAAGCTGTGGTGATGCAGAACTACGGCGACGACATCAACCACTATAACGAGGCTCAGGAGCGGCTCAGACAGCCCTACAAGCGCCTAAAGAAGAAGAAGTTGAAGTGGGTAGGTTTCGAGGGAAACCACGAGCATCGGATCAAAAAGGCCATAAGCGAGGACCCAAGAAGTGAAGACAGGACGGGACAGGGCTACGGGGTATCCTTCAAACATCTTCAAACAGACTATTGGTTTGACGAATACCACGAATATGAAAACTCAGGGCCGGGGGTTGCCAGTTACTGTGGTGTTGACTTCGCTCACTACTTCAGTAGCGGCAACTATGGCTCTGCTACTTCTGGTATTCACCATGCCT